TACTCTCGATGAAGAGTTTAATGAGACATTGAAGAGTAGATTTAGAGATGAGTTTACATATTCTTCCTTCTCGGAAGGTGAAAAGCAGAAGATTGACTTAGCACTACTCTTTACATGGAGGGAAGTTGCTAGGATGAAGAACAGTGTAGCAACTAACCTGTTGATTCTAGATGAAGTGTTCGATTCTTCTCTTGATGCAGGTGCAACTGCTGAATTACTTCAAATCTTGAGGGCATTAGGACAGACAACTAACTTATTTGTCATCTCACACAAGGGTGATATCTTAGTTGACAAGTTTTTAAGAACAATCAAGTTTGAAAAGATCAATGATTTTAGTAAAATGTCGGATGATTCCTAATGGTATGTAAAGTAACCCTGTACAAAGCAGGAAAAGTATGGCATGAAGAAGTGATTGCTATTGATTATGAAGATGCAAAGAAAGTGGCACTTGCTCGTAACCCTGGTGCACAGGTAATGAGTGTAACGTCGGTCATGTGACAGTTGAATAAGTGGCACAATAGGTGGCACATCCCTGATCAGTCTGCTATAATGTGTATATACAAAGGAGATACATGATCAACCCAGAAGTCAAAGGCACACTCGCCAAACTACTTGCAACAGAAAACCTTACTGTAGAGCACCGCAAAGTCACTACAGCATACTTTGATGTTCAGAAGCGTGTTCTTTGCCTTCCTATCTGGAAGACTGCATCCAACACTGTGTATGACCTTCTAGTTGGTCATGAGGTTGGACATGCTCTCTACACTCCTAACACAGGTCTTGATGGTGTCAACAAAGGTTTCGTAAACGTCCTTGAGGATGTTCGTATCGAGAAGATGATGAAGGAGACATACCCTGGTCTTCGTAAGTCTTTCTTCCAAGGATACAAAGAACTATGGAATGATGACTTCTTCGGTGTGAACGATGAAGATATCTCCAAACTTCCTTTCATTGATCGTATCAACCTTTTCTACAAAGGTAATCCTGAGATTGAGTTTACTGAAGAAGAGCAAGTTTATGTAGATCGTGCTGCTAACACTAAAACATTTGAAGATGTTCTGAAACTTGCAGAAGATCTCTTTGGTCGTGCAGAAGATATTGAAGATAAGAAGATGGATATAGATGTACCTGCAGCAGAACCTACCCCAGGTGCAGGTGATGGTGAGGGTGAAGTTACTCCTCAGTCATCTGACTCTGAAACTGAAAGCACCGATGACGAAGAATCTGAGCAGCAAACTGCATCACAACCTGCACCTCCTGTAGATGGTGATGCCATTGGAAATCCTGATGCAGAGATCTCTGTTACTGGTGGCAACAACTCTTTTGATGAAGACCATGAGTATGATGAGACTGAGAGCATCACTCAAGAGGCATTCAATCAGGCACTAGAGACTCTCATCGATGACAATGCTAAGGAGTGGGTTTACCTTACTCTTCCTAAGGTTGATCTTGAGGAGATTGTTATTGGACACAAAGAGATTCAAGATGATCTTCACAAACACTTCATCACAGGTGAGCGTAATATGCCTTCTCATTATTATTATGAAGATGATGCTGAGAAATATGCAATGTATCTTGAGGCACAAGTGAGCATGATGAAGACTCGTTACGAATCATACAAGAAAGATGCACAGAAATCTGTTAACTATCTTGTAAAGCAGTTCGAGATGAAAAAGTCTGCTGATGATTACAAGCGTCAGTCTACTTCTCGCACTGGTGTCATCGATACCAACTCACTGTACAAGTACAAGTTGACTGATGACATCTTCAAGAAGATCACAGTTGTTCCTGATGGTAAGAATCATGGTCTTGTTATGCACATTGACTGGTCTGGTTCTATGTCTCACATTCTTTTGGATACTTTGAAGCAGACTTACAATCTTATCTGGTTCTGCAGAAAAGCAGGTATTCCATTCCGTGTTCTTGCTTTCCAAGATTCATATTCTTCTTCTCGTGAAGAGAATCATGGTAAAGAAGGTGACCTTAACATCCATGAGTCATTCAAACTTCTTGAGTTCTTCAGTTCAAAACAGAACAAACAGTCTCTTGACAAGTCTATGTTCTTGGTTTGGTCTCAAGCATACTCTATGAATGGATGCAACGTTCAAGCAGCACATAAGTATGGTCTTGGTGGCACTCCACTTGCTGAAGCAGTTCTCTGCACTCGTCAGATCGTTGATCAGATGAAGAAAGAAGAGAACATCCAGAAAGTGAATGTTGTTTGCCTTACTGATGGTGAAGCAAATCCCATGGCATTCAATGAGTGGTACGATCCAGATTGTGAGTACTACAAACCATACATGAAGAGGTCTTCTCTTTGCCATCAGTATCAAAGTAAGATCTTCTTCCTTCGTGACCCTAAGACTGGTTTCACTAAGAGGATCAGTTCTAGTCCTTATGAAACTACTAAAGAAATCGTAGGTTTTCACAGAGAGATTACTGATTACAACTGGATTGGTATTCGTATCTGCAGTAAGAGTGAACTAGGACGTGCAGTTCGTAACAACATGGACATCGTACCTGCTGATATGGACAGGAAGTGGAAGAAAGAAAAGTTCTTCTCTATCTCTAAAGAAGCAGGTTTCTCTGAGTCTTTCTACATTCCTGACAAGAGACTTGGTGATGGCACTGAAGATATTCAAGTTTCTCAAAAAGGTGAGGTTGCTACCAAAGCAGAACTACAACGTGCATTCAAAAAGCACATGGGTTCTAAGATGGGTAACAAGACTATCTTGAACAAGTTCATCGAACAGATCGCGTGACACTTGAACAAGTGGCACACACACGTTGCACACAGCAGATGTACCTGCTATAATAAGTACATAACAAACAAACAATCCTTTTAATACAATGACCTTCGCTCCAAATCCAGTTACTACTGAACAACTCGTTGACTATCTTTCTGATAAGGTAGGTACTGATGTCGGATGTTCCGATATTCGCTCTGCTGCGAAGGTTCTTGGTCTTGCATATGCAACCGCATGTAAGCGTCTTAAGAACTATAAGATTGGTGTTGGTAAGTGGAATCTTACCAGTCAACAGATTGAAAAACTTTATGAAGCACCATCTGCACAACCTGCAGTAGAACCGTCCTACATTCCTGAGAAAGATGATTCCTACATCCAGTTTGGTACTTACACACCTATCAAAAAAATTGTTAAATCCAAACTCTTTTATCCTGCGTTCATTACAGGTCTTTCTGGCAACGGTAAAACAATGTCCGTTGAGCAAGTTTGTGCAGACCTTGGTCGCGAACTGATTCGTGTAAACATTACTATTGAAACTGATGAAGACGATCTTATTGGTGGGTTCCGTCTTGTTGATGGGTCAACTGTTTGGCATAACGGACCTGTCGTGGAAGCACTCGAAAGGGGTGCAGTCCTGCTACTCGACGAGATTGACCTTGCTAGTAACAAGATCCTCTGTCTACAATCCGTCCTTGAGGGCAAAGGTGTGTATCTGAAGAAGATCGGTAAGTATGTTCGCCCTGCTGCAGGATTCACTGTAATCGCCACTGCAAACACTAAGGGTAAAGGATCTGACGATGGTAGGTTCGTTGGTACTAACGTACTGAACGAAGCGTTCCTTGAGCGTTTCCCTATCACTATCGAGCAAGAGTATCCTTCTGCTTCTATCGAGACTAAGATTCTTCTTGCTAACAAGTGTGATCAAGAGTTCACTGAGAATCTCATCAAGTGGGCAGGAGTTATCCGTAAGACATTCTATGATGGTGGTGTTGATGAAGTTATCACTACTCGTCGTCTTGTTCACATTGCTAAGGCATACGCTATCTTCGGTGATCGTCTTCAAGCAGTTACTCACTGTGTGAACCGTTTCGATAACGATACCAAGCAATCCTTCCTTGACCTTTATACAAAGGTTGACGCGGGAGAAGAATCAGAGTATAATGAAGAGGTATAAACCCTCTTTATTATGAAGTATCAAGAAGATACAACCATTGAAGAACTCCGATCATACATCACCTCGACGTATGGTCGGCATTATTCTTCTGGAAACGACAGTATTCAAACTCTCGATTTGATTGAAGCATGTGGGGACGCTGAAGCATTCTGTCGTAGTAATATTCTCAAGTACGCATCACGGTATGATAAGAAGGGATCTGCAAAAATGGATCTTCTGAAGATCATGCACTATGCTGTACTTCTCTACCATTTTAATCAAAAAGACATCGAAACCGAAATCTATCCTCAATGACAGTAATCACTCCACAAACAGTTGAAGTCCTTAAAAACTTTTGTACGATTAATAAATCAATCGTTATCAAACCAGGCAACACGATTTCTACTCTTAGCATTAACAAAAACATTCTCGCTATCGCTGAAGTCGAAGAACAGTTTGATTCGCAGATTAGCATTTATGACTTGGGTCAGTTTCTTGGAGGTATTTCTCTTTTCGATCAACCAAAGATTGACACTACAAGCAAGAGTTTTGTAACTGTCAGTGATCCTATGGGTCGTTCTAAGACTCGATACTTCTATTCAG